GCCTTAATCATCAATTCCTGCTGACGAATCGCGACCAACGGATCTTGCTGACCTTCCTGTGGAGGCTGGAGTGATTGCAAGAACTGAGCGGTCAATTGCGCCTGTATCTGCGCGACGCGTGACTCAATCTGCTCTGGTGGGATCTGAGGCTGTACCTGCGCCATCCGTGGATCAATTGCGCCCACTTGCGCCAAGCTTTGCATCTGCTCCATGTTCTGCTGGATCTCCTGCGTCATCATTGCACGCGCCTTAAACGCAATGTGCTCCATACAGTGCGACACAAACATGCCATAGACACTTGGGGTTGCCTGAACAATCGGAGACATCAGCATGGCCGTGTGTGCAGCGATATGAGCATCATGGTCCTGTTGTTCAAAAGCTTGTAGAATCTGCCCCGCCAAAGCTCGCGCATTTTCGATACTTGGGTCTGTTGGTTGTGGTTGCGGTGGTGGGGGCAGAATCTCATCAATGTTCTGCACTTCCAACGCCTGATACATACGGCGATATGCTGAATGCAGATTGTGCATTTCAGGGTTGGATTGTGCCAATTGCAACTGTGTTTGCGCCAAAGTGACACGTTGCGCCATCGAAAATATGTTTGGGTCAGACACAGGAATGACGTCGACGCGGTCGTCAAAGTCCGCCTGCTTGACCATCTGATCTCCGCCAATCACCTGATACGGATAATTTGGTGGTAAATAATCACGGATAAGTGCTGCAATCAGACGGAACTCTGTCTTCTGCGCGTAATGCAATCGCTTGTGAATCGCCGACATAACCTTCATGCCACGCTCTAGCAAAGCGACTGTCGTACCGACAGGCATGTCTTGGCTCATGTTGCTGACCTGCTGGTCCGCGATAGACACGAACCGGCGACCAGACTCGATCAATACTCCAAGGAGTTGTGCAAGTGTCGCTGACGGTTCTTTGAACGGGAGGGGGATAATTGAATTCCGTATGTCTCCGCCAGGAGCGTCAATGTCCCGGAACTCGCCAGGGGCAAGTGGTTCATCGTCGTTACGAATGCGGATACCCCGCGCCTTGAATCCGGAAGGAAGGTTCGCCAATGTACCCGCATCAATCAACTGCCTCAAAATTGAAGTGGCTGCTTTGCCCAGCCCTCCAATCATGTGGATTAGGCCGAACCCGTAAAACCCTAGTCCTGGCAAGAACTTATAATGCACGAAATACGAGATCTTCTTCTTGAGCGGATCGTTTTCTGCATAGTTCCTGCGTATCGACAGAACTTCGCCCGAACCTTGGTCCAAGGTCACAATATACGGAAGCTTTATGCCTGTCGGATCGCCATTCTGATCGACGTCCTCGAAACCTTCAATATCTAAATTGGTATGAACTTCAAGAACAGTGAACTGGTCCTCCATTTCACTGCGTTCAAGGCCGTCTAGCTCTCGAATCTTTTGCTTAACCGAGTCATTTTCTGACTCATAGTCAGCCGACAAATCAACATCTCTGTAGACGCCAGCAACCTGTAGCTTACGCACTTGATTTTCATCCATGCGAAGCACATGCGTGATGCGCGACGCACTTGCAAGATCAGTCGCTGTGTACGGGACAACGAGGTCTTCCGCAGCAACAAATCGAGAAACGGGTCGTTGTTTGGTCTCATCGTAATATATCTTCTTGAAGGTAGAACCACTTAGAGGTAAATAGAACAGCATCTGATCCGTATCCGGATCAAACTCCTCCATCTCCTCTGTGATCAGGTAGTTCATGTAGTTCTTGACTCGTGTCGCCTGCTCTTCAATAGCAGGGTCTTTCGCGCCAATAATATTGGTCCGGACCGGACCGCCAGCTGGTAACAGCTCCTTGTACGCCTGCGCTTGGAACTGTGTGACAGATTCTGAAATCAGGGGATGTGTGACACTAGACGCGCCTTGAAAAGGCTGTGTGCGCTCGACATAACGTACACCCAATAGATCTAGGCCCTTGGTGTAGCCTTCTTCCCAATCGGAGCGCGAATCTAGGTCAGTTTCGTAATTTTCTCGGATCTCGGACGAGATTTCACCCAACACATCGTCTTCGAGCACCTCTGCAAGATTAGCATTGTGGTCATACTCCTCCACCATGACCTCGGCGCCCATTACATCTTCGATTGATTGAACAATAGCACTGCCATCCACGCCTTGTAAGACTTCTGCTCCGCCAGCAAAGTCCTCTAACTGAGGAACTTCGACTTCCATACCCGGAACGGCGTCTATCGCACCGTCGACCATACCCATCATTCGATCAGGAGGGATTGACATTAATAATACTCTCTATGTTTAGGTACATCATCTTCGTCACTCTCTTCCCCCTCCAGTGAAATAAACCCACCTTGGCGAAAGCGAATCAACGCCATCGTCATACTATCAACAAAGTCATCGTGGTCTCCCATCGGGAATGACGCACATTCGTCAATGACCTCGTCCGCAAACTTTTTGTCCGGTGCCCACACCATACCCGCTTCAAATAACGGGGCGACTGTGTGCATTCGCGTCACCTTATCACGGCCTTTAGACGGAGTATAATTTAACACGGGGATGCCTGTCCTGCGTAATTCGTCCGTTAATGGCATACCAGAAGCTTTCGCCTCCACAATTACCATGTCTGGCTCCCAATAGTCATATTCTTCTAAGGCAACCTGTTTTAATTCTGGAAAGTTATAACGACCGCGACGACCATCCAAAAGAATAAGATTGTCAGGGCCACCTTCTTCTGGTTCAAAGACTCCCCAAGTCGTGATCGCGGAATAGTCAGCACTCTCTTTCTTTGAGAACGCCGTGTCATAAGACTGCATAATGTATTTAATAGGTGGGATATCTTCATCTTCCCATGTCCTCCACCATTCCTTTTTGACAATTGCGCCTTCGGACGCCGTCGGGTGTTGTTGCCACTGCGCGTTCCATTTAGCAACCGGCAGTGCGGCTTTGACCTTGAGCAGGTCGTCTTTTTGCCAAAATTCCGGCCATAATGGCTCATCTGAGGGCATAATTGCAGGAAATTCAACAACTTCCCACTGATCGCTCATAATGTCATCACCTTGAGCTTTCAACAATCTTCCGGTCAGATCTTTGGTGCCCCAGCGGGTCATAACCAAAATAATCGCTCCACCAGGCTGCAAACGCTGCCGAGGACCAGATGTGTACCACTCATAGGCGTGATCAAACGCCGTATCGCTCAAAGCGTCTTGTTCTGAGTGCGGATCGTCAATAATAAACAGGTCAGCACCCCGTCCAGTGACCGCCGCACCGACACCCGCCGCAAAATATTCGCCTCCAGCCGCCGTTCCCCAGCGTCCAGCCGCTTTATCATCTGATTTTAAGTGCGTTTCTGGAAAAATATCCCGATAATTTTCTAAACCCATCAAATCACGCACTTTTCGACCAAATCTGACCGCTAATTCCGTGTTATGCGTCGCCTGAATGATCTTTAATTTAGGATTTCGGCCCAAAAACCACGCTGGCATGAGATATGAGGCAAATTCTGACTTAGAATGCCGCGGTGGCATGTTGACAATCAGCCTTTTTAGCTCTCCGGAGGCAATTCTTTCGAGTTTTTCTGCAATGATTCGGTGATGTCGTCCTTCGATGAAGTTTTCATAGACGTGGTGGACGAATGGCATGAACTTATCTTGGGCTTTTGCACGAGTGGCAAGGCGAACCTCCGCTTCTTTGAGCGAGAGGATCTCCTTGAGCACTTCATCAGGTAAAGCTTCGAGGGCCGAGGACATTAGCTACGCCGTAAACTGCCCAAGCCACTAAAATCATACAGCGGCTGAATGTTTCTTGACCCAACCCTCGACGGTCTTAGTATCCGTGGCGCCAATGTCGGAATGCCAGTGTACGAAATCTGCACAGGATCCATCGGTTCGTACTGATATTCGCCCAATTCAAACTGCTCGCGCTCCGGAGTTTGATATTCCCCAATAAAATCCTCGTCAATTAACGGAGGAATGATCGGTTCACTACCGCCGTCGCTTTCACGCTCTTGTTCTGCTTTTGCTCTTTGCATGTCATACAAATCGCCTGCCGCCGCTTCTTGGCCTTTAAAGTCAAAAAATCCTACGGACTCAGGTGTGTACACTGCATTTTCTCGCGGGTTGTAAACACCGGTGATCTGACCTTGAGCATTTGTCTGTAGTTGATTGCCTGGAAGATTAGCCTGACGAGCAAATTCCTCATCACGCATAGTAAAATTCCTAATAACATCTCTTATGATGCCCCCAGGCTCAAAGATATTAACTTCACCCGGTAAGGTTTTACCTTGCTCGACCGCCTCGCGAATTGCTTTGGCCTCTTCATCTGCCTTCTTCTGCACTTCAGGTGCTAAGAAATCATAAAAATCACCAACATCACCACCGTCAAAATCTCGATAATCCGGTGGTCCCCCATCTACGTTTTGTTGAGACGCACGTTCTTCATCCGTCAAAGTTGCAGCCGGTGGACTAACAACTTCTCGTGAACCATAAATTGCTTCGTCTTCTGGTTGCTCTTCAAAAATATTTTGTGGCGTCGTTAAATCCGTCACTTCGACCGTCGGATTAAATGTAGAAGGCCTTTCTGTTCGCGATTGACTAAAGTCAGTGACCGGAACACCATTAACCGTTCGCTCCTCTGCCGCAGCAACAGCAGCAGCCGCGGCACGCTCCGCTTGTGTGGTTCCATCAGCAGAGTCCGAAGGTAGCCCACGATCACTGACGCTTTGAATACCCGTCGCAGCTCGGGCGGCATCCGCAGCCTGTTGTGTCGCGTCAACCTCCGTAACTCCAGAAATATTGGTGTTAATACTTGGGACCGCGGCGCTCTGACCCATGCCAATATTCTTAGACGGACCAAGATCATCAGGCACACCAAACACAGTGCCACCCATCAAACTGTCAATGCCACGAGATTCGCGAGCCGCCTTCTCAGCATTCAATTGAGCCGATAACGCATCCTCTTCCGCCAGTTGTGTCTGTCGCGCTTGATTTATCGCATCCAACTCAGCCTGTAACGCACGATCCTGAAGCGATACGCCCAATGCCGCCATCTGCGCCTGACGCTGTGCTTCTTCTGTCGCTTCCATCGCAGCAGCAGCTTGAGCCGCAGCACGGGCGTCGTCTTGACGCTCACGCTGAATACGATCCTGCGGAGTCTCAAAACCTAAACCCGTCGGATCCCGCTCAAAAATATCTTGTGTCGTGAAGTCGTCTTCACCGGAGCCAAAAACGTCACGCTCAATACTCGTGTCTCGGCCCATGTCCCCCGGCGCTCGGCCAATCTGACCTCCCGTTACACTTGGCGCAGTGAAACCAGTCGTCTGTGCTTGAACACCCGGGACTCCAGCAGCGATTGCCGCAGAAACTTCCGCCTGAGAAGGCAGGTCAGTCGATTGGATGTTGGGGCCATAACCAAAGGCTGTTGATTGCTCAATTAAACTGTCGATGTTAGAGCCAACAGCACCCGCTCTGCCGTCTGGAGAGTCACCGAAGCCACCAGTGTCGCCAGTGTCTCCCTCGTCAAAACCAGGATCGAAACCGCCAGTGTCGCCAGTGTCTCCCTCGTCAAAACCAGGATCGAAACCTTGTCCAGTTTGTTGGTTCCCAGAAGAGTATGCATCGTCTGAAGTTGAAGGAACGCCTCCGCTATCACCACTATCATCAGGGCCACCGAAGCAAAAAAGAAGTTCTTCCATTGAGTTATCAGAGGGGGAATGCGGGTTCAGTCTCATGCAATCATCCAGCCGTATCGTTTTTTACGGGTCCTGAAGATACGAGCTTTCGTACCCTCACCATATGTTTCTTCAAAAAATGTACGCATGTTGCGTATGACCCCACGGCAATTTCCAAACGGAGCGGCAAAGTCAATGCACCATAGAGTACCATCTTCACTCTCAAAATCCATCTTGGTTAAAGAGCCAGAATTCGCCATGTATTTTTGCTCCACCTCTGGGGACAAAAACGCATAGGTGCAAAAAGCAATCGGGTTATCTAACGCATCGTACTGAACAATTAATTTATTGTGTTCTAGCGGGCCGAGTATGTAGTGCTCAATACTCTTTTCAGACCAGTTCTTGTGGTAATCAGAATGTGCCATTAGCTCAAACGTATCTTTTAACAATTCACTCTGTTGATCCGTCAAATGCACACTAATCTCCACTCTCGGTCCTCGAATGAAATTAGAATTGAAATTTTTTCTGGGGCTAGGGACTCCAAGGGGCCCATTCTAACAGATAGGGGGTACCCAATGAAAATATGTCTGATTGTTTCTGAAAAACTTGGGCGGGAGGGCGGGCCGCGCGCGGCCACCCCGCTGTCAACCCCTCCCCCCTTATACTTTAGTCGTACGCACCGAGTGCGCTTGACCAAGTAACCCCTTCCAGGTCAATACTACTTTAGTCTAATAGACTAAGGTCTAATTGACAGCACATAGTGCGTGCTCAAACCCGCACCGAATGCATACGACTAATGTCTAATACTGATCGCTGCGAATAAATGAGATGATGACCCTGTCATCACGAGATGACGTGTTTTTTAACAAAATCGGAGGATATCCTGATGTCAAACATCAAGGGAAATGTGGTGCAGGTAGTTGCATCGTTTGAGTTGGAGCGTGAAACAGTACGCTGTATTGTTGAAGCGCTTCAAGAAAAGGGCAACAAAGCAATGGAAGACGAGTATTTTGCAATAGCGCGTCTCAATTTTGAGACAGCGCTTGAAATGCTTCAAATCGTTGAGCCTGATTCGTGGCGCTTAGAATACATTGAGCGAGACATCGCGAAAGCTATCGAAGCGAACGAGAACAAGTACAAGTAACCACAAAATAGGCGCCCTTCGGGGCGCCGTCTTAATGAGGAAAATATCATGAGTGCATTAAGAAGCGAAATCCGGCAAGTAGTTGATCAATCAGTACTAGTTGAGATATTCAAAGAATCAGCACAGCAAATTTTATCGCTTGCTGCCGACGATATCGAAGCGCTTGAATTGATCAAAGAGGCCTTACAGCCTGAGATCAACGACCTAGTCGATACATACCGCATGCATGCGGTTGAATCAGGACTCGCAACCTACGTTGAGAAACGCAGAGAGTCTGCACCGGCAAAAGCAAAATACATCGAGCTTCATGGCGAAGATGCATGGAAGCGAAATTGCAAGGTGACAACCTATCAACAATGGGAAAAGGTGAAGGGCGCGTAAGCGCCCTTTTTCTCAATCTGAAAAAGGAAAAGACAATGGACAAGTACAGAGTGCCCAATGCGTTCTTAACGGATGCTGATATAACCACGCTGCTGGATCTTCTGCATGTTCTTTATGTTGTCGAGTATGTCAATATAAATGAGCATATTCGAGGCGTTCCAATGGTGCGATCGGAGTCGTTTTCAAAATGCTTCGATCAAATCCCATTAATTGATGAAAAGCATAGCGCTAGAATTCAAGGCATTATTTTGCGGTTGAGTGAGGCGCTAGAAAATAAAGAGACAATCTTCGAGTAAATCAGAAGGGCGCTGCTGCGCCCTTTTTTTTCGCCCAGTTTTATTTATTGATTAGTCTTTCTCTCTCTTAGGGAAGAGCGCCCAGTTTTAGACTGAGCCCCGAAGCCCGAAGCCCGACCGGCTCCCGACATACGACTAATGTCTAATACTCCCGAAGCCCGAAATTTGAGATATTCCAACTGTAGGCAATGACCTACACGTTGTTTAACAAATAGGAGGATAGACCAATGGCGAAAAATCCATTTGGTAAGTCGCGTGACGCTGAAAAGCCTTACGCAATCTACAAAGGTGCCAATGGCTTTGAGTGGCGAGTCTTAAAGACTTACCGGAAGCCGGAGAATGAAGATCGGTATTCTCGTTGGTTCGTATCAGCAACTTCAGACCTTATGTTTGAAGGCTCATACGAGTACGGCGATACATACAAGAACGACATTATCCATAACGGCACATTGGTTTATGCGGAGCCGGAGTGGCAAGAACACTACGGAAACAAACCGTATATTTCAATCATAGACAATGAGGAAGAGACTATCCTTTCTCAATTCTAAACAGAGGGGCGAAAGCCCCTCTTCTCTTGGAGACTTATCATGAAACTGACATTTAGTCGGAAGGAATTAGAAGCACTCATTGAGTGGCAAAAGGCAAACGGGTCGGCTCTCAAAGCCCCTTACACGGGCGAAAAGATTCAACCCTCATTGGTGATGGTAGGCGATCAAGGCGTGTACTTCATGAACTATTCAGACAAGTCGAACCCGATAGTAGAGGGCGAGTCGAGTCAGCATGTTGCATACGCCAGAGAGGTCAACCCGCTCACGATGGAGTTTGACGATTGGTGGGATTTGAAGCGCGAATCTTGGGGCGCGGATGACGGAGTTATACCAATACCCATTGAGCTGATTGAACACTATTTCAAAGTTCACTCAAAGGCGCGGTACTTCCCTGTGAATACCACACCAGAAGGCATCGAAATTTCCTGCTAACAGATGGAGGTGGGGCGCGAAAGCGCCCCAGTTTTACTTATGGGTTTAGATCAATATGCATACAGTCGCGAACAGCGCGACCGGGACGAAAAGATGGAGTTCAACGGCGAGCAGTTTTACTGGCGCAAGCACAGCAAGCTGCAGGCGTTCATGGAGTCGGTCGCAAACGAGCGAGAAGGCATGAGCCCTACCGACTTGAACTGTAGTGAACTCGAATTGTTCGAGGATGAAATCATCCAACTCCAAGAATTGGTCAAAGGCAATTCTCTACCGGAATCGTTCGGCGGTTTCTTTTATGGGCATCAGTACCAAGATGAGACCGCAGAAGATTGTCGAGAGCAAGACTTGGAGTTTTGCAAATGGGCGCTAGCGGAAATGAAAGACGGGAATTACGTTTTTTACTCTTGCTGGTGGTGATGAAAGGGGCGCAAGCCCCTTTCTTTTTGTCTAGTTTTAGACTGCTGCATATATATTATTTAGTCTTTCTCTCTCTTGTTTTAAGGCCCAGTTCCAGATCGAGTAGCCCGACCCGACCCGACCCGACCGGCCCGAACCCTAGGTTCTGGGCAAAAGAAAGGGGACCCGAAGGTCCCCTTGTTGGCGGAGGATAGCCCCCAACCCATTGAGACATCACGACTCGCATATGTCGTTAATATCAAGCTCTGTATCATCCGGAGTGTCTTGCATCAACAAACCGATGATTTCGTCGTCACTATGTGCCAAGAGATATTCCTCGGGATCCTCACGATAAGACTGATAATCGTCGAAGGTATCAAACGATACATCAATAGAGACAGTGCCGTAAGTCTCTATTGTCGCTTTCGCTGTCACTTCCAAAGAAAGCTCAGAAGGATACGCGTCGAAATGCGCTCCATCATCACCATTGTTCCAATCGACGTAAATCTTACCACGCTGAGAATCCAATGAGATGTTGAGAATGCCGATCTCAGCAGGACCATTAGTTGAGTTCTCTGGCGCAACCAAAGTTAGTGAAGTTCCGGTGTACTCGTTAATTTCTAATTTCATGATTCTATCCTCCGTTGTGTGCGACATTGCACAAGACCTATTATCCATACCTGCAACCTGGTTGATATTAGACCTTAGTCTAATGCGCCCAGTTTTGCCGACCGGCTGGATCTCCCTCGTGTGCGCGTGAGGACCTGGTGGCCTGGTGGCCTGGTGGCCTGGTGGCCTGGGCCCAGGCGCATCGATGCTTATATGTTGTTCTTTCTCTTTGTCTTTAAGGGGACAAGCCCCCAAGCCTGCAGCAGATCCCGAACCCCGAACCCCGAACCCGACTACGACTAAAGTATTAGATACCCGAATATCGCATCATGCGAAAATACAAGGGCATGAAAAACCAAAGGGGGATAGCATGCTTTCAAAAACTAGCAAGATGCCATGTAAATCTATATCGCGTAGTGCTTGGTTATGCACTACCGGTAGCAAACTGGCAGAAAAAGAGGGTTCCGTTTGTTGGGATTGTTACGCACGCAAGGGTTTCTACCATATGCCAAGCGTAAAAGCAGCCATGGAAAAACGGGAAGTGTTTTTCCATTCGGACGGATTCGTTAACACCATGGTCGAACTAATCGGGAAAGATCAATATTTTCGTTGGTTTGATTCCGGCGACGTCGAAAACGAAACAATGGCAAACAACATCTTGGACGTTTGCCAGGGCACACCGAATACCCAACATTGGATTCCAACTAAGGAATACGGAATTTGGCGCAAGGTTCTTAAAAACAGAGCATTGCCGGATAACGTAGTGCTTCGCGCATCATCGCCTATGGTTGATGAAGCGCCACTAATCGGTTGGTCCAATACGTCGACCGTTCACACCGAGCAGCCATTTGGGCATGAGTGCCAAGCGTATAACAATGGCGGGAAGTGTGGCGATTGTCGCGCATGCTGGGACCCCACCATTTCAAACGTATCCTATAAAGAACATTAAATGCATACCCCGTGGTAAAACACGGGGGTCCGTTTCGAGTTTTTCTAATTCTTTCCCTCTTTCTTACTCTGTCCCTCTCCCTCGACCGGCTCCGAGGACCCCGAATCCCGAACCCCCGACCCCGAACCCCGAACCTGGGGCCTACGACTATGGTATAATTGACCAATTGCCTCCCAGGCGTTAGGCGCCGACCGACCGATCCAAACTGCTGTACATCCATCCAGCCCCTCAGACGCAAGCTCACGCGCCTGATGCCCCTCAAATAAAAATAGGGCGCTCGTCCCGAGGTGCTTTACTAAGATCAAGCTAAGACCTCCTGAGAGCGAATAAGCGGTATTCCAAGCAATTTGGTGTGGGGACAGTCTTACTAAATTAGTTTTGGTTATTTTTAATTCCATCCAAAAAGCAAGTCCATCCCACACCGCATGTACATCGGGGACACCGCTACCAACCCTGTTTTCAATTCGCGTCGCGTGACACTTCTTCGGAACGCTCTTCCTGAGTAAGTTCCAAAAGTTCGCTTCCGGACCTCGTGACATCTTTAATCTCCTCAAATTCTCCCTCGATGAATGCTGTCGGGTATTGCTTACGCAATGTTGCGAGTCGAGCAACAATCTCTTCTCGTGACATGTCGTCCAATTTGTTTGTTACTTCGCGACGATCAATAGTCAAACCGCCTAAAGCAGAACGAATTTTTTCAGCGTTGATGGCTGCAGAAAACTGACCGGCGTCTTCAGCGCCTCTGGACAGTTCGTCCAATCGTTTCATCTGACCAATCAAGGTCACGCCATATTTACGCTCTCGTTCTTCACGAAGCTCTTTTACGTATTCGAGTACTTGAGGGAAGTCACGTCCGTTCAAAAACTTTGAAGCTTGGACAGAAGCAGATTCATTTGCATAACCTGCCTTTCTTGCACACTCAGCGTTGGAGTAGATCCCCTCAACGTAATATCGAGCAAAATTCATTTGCCGATTGGTCAATTTACGACCATGTTCTTCTTCGATCTGTTCAACAGTCTTTTTTGCCATTTTCACTCCTGCAGGCTCGTTACCTGTTCGTCACGTAAGTTACAACAAAACTTCCCTATATAGGTAATTTCAGTGGGTAAATGCGAACGGGTTGTATTTAAGGGGGCTTAATTTGGGTGAGAAGTGTTACGAGTGTAACGAGCTTGTTACGAGTAGGTCCACGTGGTTATTGGGCTAGAGGGTCTTCGTCACACTCGTCACACTCGTTACGGCAATTTGGCAAAAAAAAAATAAAAAAATAAAATTCGCTGAATACCCTATTAACGAACTCAATGTCACGAGATCCAGGAGCCGCGCTCCGATAAAAAACATAAAATAAAACTTGCATTTAGCATCACATTTCATACAATAAATCTACAAACAAAAAGGAGGGGTAACCCATGAGTGTAAATTTACCAAAGCGTACACAGTTTCCAGAGGTCGTGATTAACGGTCGTTTTCTCTCGGATCTTGAAGCAAACGTCATTGAGGTCGCGATTGACGATCTGATTGAATTTTTAGAAGAAGCCAAGAAGGGCCATTGGGTTTCTGGCGACGCTGACATGTTCGAGTCGGCAGTCGAGAAGCTGTTCATGGCGCGTGAAATCAAACAGCAGTTGGAGAAATAGCCATGCATTTTTATTATGACGGAAAGCAGATGGAGATCACCAAGCGCCCACAGAAGTTTTTGCCGATCATGGTTCCGATATCTGAGGGGTATCAGGAGTTCTGTCATCAATTGGGCTTGCCTGATCGTGACTGCATGGAGCTGTTAGCGGAAGATTTCTTGGATGATTATCAGCGGTTAGTCATTGAGAAGTTTTTGGAGTTGTTTGAAGCGATTGAGCAAGCGGAGACTGCGGTATGAAATTCGCGACAGTCTGTTCGGGAGTGGAGGCGTGTTCTGTGGCGTGGGAGCCATTGGGATGGAAGCCTGTATTTTATTCGGAGATTGAGGATTTCCCATCGGAGGTTCTCACACATCATTGGCCGGATGTTCCTAATCATGGGGACATGACAAATTTTGAGGAGTGGGGTTATGGAACAGGATCAGTTGACGTTTTTTGCGGAGGGACGCCTTGTCAATCTTTCAGCGTCGCAGGACTCAGAAAAGGATTATCAGACGAGCGAGGGAATCTTGCGCTCACATATTGTCGAATGGTTGATCAGTTGCGCCCCAAGTGGTTCATCTGGGAAAACGTTGCCGGTGTCTTGTCATCAAATGGAGGACGGGACTTTGGTTCCATCCTCGGGGCGATGGCAGAACTCGGGTATGTATTCGGATGGCGTGTGCTTGACGCTCAACACTTCGGAGTCCCCCAAAGACGCCGTCGACTCTTCCTTGTCGGATGTGCTTCAGGAGATATCGGAGATATCAGACAAGTATTGTTTGAGCCAACGGGCGTCGCAGGGAATTCTGGATCGCTCGGTGCGACGGAACAAGACACTCCCGCCGAAACTCGAAGAGGCGTTGCGTTCGATATGCAAGCCTTCGGACAGTATGGCGACGGATCTAAAGCAAGCACAGTAAAGGCGCGTGATTACAAGGACGCGACCGATCTGGTCGTGTATGAAAACAACCCATCGGATGCGCGGTTGAAACCGCTTGGGGATAAATCCTCGACGGTTATCGCTCGGTGGGGGACGGGTGGCAACAACGTGCCATTGGTCCACAACAAAACAATTCGACGGTTGACGCCGGTCGAAGTCGAGCGGTTGCAGGGGTTCCCTGACAACCACACCAATATTCCGTGGAATCGGAAAGAGTTTGCCCCTGATAGTCGTCGATACAAGGCGATGGGCAATTCAATGGCGGTACCGGTCATGCAATGGCTAGGCCGTCGCATTCAACAAGTCGAGGAGTCGAGAGTATGAAAGAGTGTGAATATTACGCAACCCATTGGTTTTGGGATGATGAAGAGCGCGAGTACACATTGTGTGCGAAATGGCTGTTTGAGAAAAACTATCCAGAGATGCCGGACTATTGGCATCTGATTGATCTTGAGGTCGAGGACCAAGTTTCGGGCGCCCCTGACCTTGATGTATCGGAGAACAGCAATGTGTGGCGGGGCGTAGAGAAAGATGGTCCGCCAACCGATCTTCAGGAGGTGGACCATGAGTAAGATGGGTGATTGGGTGATTGATTTGCAGCAAGACATGGTTGATCTGACACGAGAGCAGTTTGTCGCAAAGCATGGTGAGATGTTTGGGTACATTTACGATGAGTTTATTAATGAGGAGAACACAGATGGCGAATAATCATATTCTTTGTGAGTTATCACAAGAGCAATTAAAGAACGCGGCTGTTGGACAAGAACGGTTATCAAAAATGACTAATTTTGAAGTTAGGGAACATGAGCAAAAACTCAACAAAATAATTGAGGAATGCAAGGCAAGAGAGCCTCAAAAATTCTGGACTCAAAATGAAATCTATCATCGCGCTATTGAATGGAGGGACAGTCAATATGAGCGAAGAATCATTGCTCAACTTAGAAAGGGAGAAATGGATGCCAAATCAAGAACAAAAGGATAATCAGGGTGCAATTTGGGGCAACAAGAAAAAGAAAAAAGACACGCACCCTGACTTTACCGGTAATGCTGTTGTTGGCGGGGTTGAGTATTGGGTATCTGCGTGGAAGAGATCGCCTGATGGCAATCCTGCGGCCCCTTCGCTTAAATTTTCGCTCACCAAAAAAGAGGAGTTGGACAATGAAGACGATATTGGCGTTTGAAGATCTGCAGATTGTTCTGCGCGGTGACAAGGTACACGTCGAAAGACGTTGTGAAAACTGCGGTGGTCATGGCATGGACTCGGTCGATGAGTTGGAAATCATTCCATGCTCCAAGTGCCAAGGTTCGGGGGCCGAGGTCCTGCACATCGAGGATCTCAATTACAACTTAGAGGGTCATGCAAAATGATTCGTAAGCTCAAGAAAAAGTATATGCAAGTACTGAGCGCTTTGGCTCTCTGGCTCATATCCAAAGGGTATGAGCTAGAGGACAAAGTTATTTTGATGGAGTTGGAGTTAGAAGATGAAGCTATATCGGATTACAAATCACTTAAAAAATGAATCTCTTTACATTGCTTCTGCACCACAGGTTCGACGGTATTTATTGGATTCACCTGAACCAGATTTACTGGTCGTCGAAGAATTTGAGTGGGATTACAAATATCAACTGGTTGTGTTGATGAACGATGCCTTGAGGCATGGGAGAGAATTGTTATGAAAGTTTATCGAGTATTTATTAAAGAGATTTCGTATTTGGACGTTGAAGCAGAAAGTGGAGAAGATGCGGCAGGTATTGCATTTAAGGAATTCACTGATCCGGACACTGATGCGGTGTTCGACATCATGGGAGTCGGTGTGCATGTGATGCCGTACGAAGAGTGGCAACAAAATATGACGGTGGTTCACTGATGTACATATTATTTGCAGTGTTATGTGGTCACGGCATATATGCCATATGTGAAACGAAAATAATAGATCAGGGGTTCAGGAGCAAAAGTGCGTGTTACGAGTATCGTGATTCGATACAGCACACGCCGGAGTTTTGGGTCCGTCATTCAATTTGTTTGGAGCAGTGAGATGAAAAAAGGAAGACCGCCAGTCAAAGACAAGGCCAAGTTCAAAACAGTGGCTGTTCCTATTGATGCCTACAACTTACTGCGGATGGCTGCAGAACGAGAACATCGATCCATAGCACGCCAATTGGCGTTTATGGTTGAACAGCAGGAAAGCAGGGCGTCGTGAATGACGCCCTTTTTGTGTCAGGTGTGGTCATATTTGGCACAAATCTGTTATATTTCGCATGGATAGCGGTGCGAATGTATGAAGAAACCAAGAAATTACGTTCACAAGTTCAGTCAAAAGCTGAATCGTCCGGCGACTCACAAGGATCGCAAGAAGGATGAAAAGACCAATCCGCCCAAAGTTAGGGATTGGAGATACGACGCCCAATGAGCGTCATCTTTGATCTAGCGGTGAAAGCGGGGATTGTGAAGGATGAGAATTTCGTGGCTACGATGGAAAAGATCGGTGGCCGCGGATATGTCGCAAACGAAGCAGAACTGACGGAGTTTGCAAAATTGGTTGGGCGAATGGCCCGTGAAGACGAAAGGAGAAAGCACCATGAGTCAAGAAGCGTTGATGGCAATTGTGCCGAATAACATGGGTGAAGAGTATGATCGCTTGCACAAGTTGCAAAAGGTCATGGACGAAAGTTCATACAATGCCTATGTACACGGTCGAGCGTTAGATGCAATTCAGCGGTATCGTGAAACGGGAGACCCTTGCGCTCTCGAAGATGCCCAGTTTTACATGCATCGAGTGACACACCAGGTGATGAAAGGCCTGGAAGAGAACGCCAGACTTGAGCAGAACAGACGCGATATCGAGCGACTGAACATATTTAATGAAATGAATAACGAACCCGAATAGGTCAGGCAGCGTTCGGTTTTTTTGTAGGAAACTGGTAGACGTTTTCCCGCGCCATATTTCGGAGGAAGGATTCGGCCACACTGGGCGACAGACCTGTGATAGCCCCGAGCCGTTCGACTGTTTCATTTAAGGGTCGAAGACCTTTCTTATAGTCTAAGATCAAGTTGATGCTCCCTTTGATTTCGGGTTTAGTTTTAGCCATTTTTGCGCCTCCTCTCCGAGCGTCTTGGCACTAATCTCAATCTTTTTACGCAACGCGCCCACAATTTTCTCATCAATCGTATTTTCCGAGATCAGATCAATGTATGTGACGGTGTTTTTTTGCCCGATGCGGTGACACCGGTCTTCAGATTGGATTCGTGTTTCAAGGTTAAAATCATTTGCATAATAAATCACTGTGGTTGCTGCGGTCAGTGTGAGACCATACCCTGCGGTCTGGGGGTTCCCAATAAACACTCGAACCAATGAATCTGGATCTTGAAAGTCTCGAACAAGGTCTGTTCGCGCTTCATCATCCGTATCACCGTAGTACGAGCCATAGGTCCCAGGGCCGAGCTTCGAGCTAATTAATTTTTCGAGCTGTTGGATATCATACCTGAATCGAGACCAAATGATAACTTTACCTTGCGCCTCTTCAAGGATATCCATGACAGCGTCGGCTCGATTTGACGATACCCCGACCACATCTCCTTCGTCTGTTTTCAGGTGTCCCGAAAGGATTTGCTGGAGTCTAAGCATTTGCGTCATGACGGATGGAGTAGAGACCAAATCCCCAGAATCCAAAAGGGTCATCGCTTCATTACGGATATCGTTATATTTTGTCGCTTGGTCATCGGTCAGCTGTATATATCGGACGGTATATACTTTTTCAGGTAGATCAAGCGTGTCTTTCTTACGCACCCGGAAGCTAAACTCATCAATCTTTTCGGTCAGTTCTTCGACGTTCTTGTACCCGACGATCTGTTGGAACGCATGAGCGCCCATTTGTCTCTTATTGATTACAGCGTATCTGTTCTGAAACGCATAGTATGAATCAAAACCCAAGGTCTTAGGTCCGAGCGCCTCGCACTGAGCGTACAGATCCAATGGTGATTGAGTCACTGGCGAGCCGGTCATAATGCGTCGATAGTTAAATAGATGAGACACTTTGATCATGGCTTTAGTGCGCTTGGCCTTTGGGTTTTTGATCGTGGTCGATTCGTCGATGGCAATCAGGCCGGTCGCGCCGAACTTTTTACCCAACCATTCTGCAGCCTGTTGTCCCTTCTTCGAGGACAGGGCTTCAATGTTCATGACAAAGAACGTAAGACCATCAAACGGCTCTTTAATGGACCACAGCTCTTCCTGTTGTTTCTTGTTTGGGTTCGCGACCCAGGTGATCACGCGATAGGGAATGTGCTCAGGCATATGTTTGGGCAACTCGATGTTGGTCCAGTTCTTATACACGCCTTTAGGTGCGATAATTAAACAGAAGTTAATTTTGTCGGCTAAAATGGCGGTGTTGTCGATTAGGACTTTAGACTTTCCCGTACCCATTTCCATGAACAATGCAAATGCATTACTACTCCATCCCTTCTTCAACGCATCCAATTGATGCTGATACGGTTTCAACTTAAATGGAAATTTTTCTAATTTAGGGTTGACACTCATTACATACCCCTCTAATCTGTGTCTTACACGGTCATATCGTGACAGATTATGACACCATATGCAACCGTGCTGGGCCTTACACCTGAAGAGGAGATACTTTATGGCCGATTTCTATGAAGAAATGTTTGAGGCTGCAGATTCACTCGAAGCTGTAGATACAGACACAACTAAAACGCTCTCTAATCTGGTTCGACAGTTAGAAGATCTCAACGCCAATATCGAGCACACCGAAGCTGAACTTAAAAAGTTAAAGCAGGAAAAGAATCGTCTGTCAATGGAGAATATTCCTGCGTTGATGGATGAGATGGGTGTCGACCGAATTGACGTCAATGACGGCGTTTCCGTGCAACTCGGAAGTTTTGTTTCTGCCTCGATCCCACCAGATCGTAAGCAAGAAGCATATGAGTGGCTCCGTGAAAATGGCTTGGACGACATTATCAAGAATGAAGTCATCTTAGGCTTTGGTCGCGGCGAGGATGAAACGGCACAAAAGATCATGTTGGATCTGGAGAACCGTGGATTCCATCCGGAAGCAAAAACCCACATTCACGCAATGACATTAAAAGCATTTGTACGTGAGCGAGTCGAGAATGGCCAGGCGATTGATCTTGATCTGTTTGGTGCGTTCGTCGGCAAAACTGCTAACTTAAAGAGGAAGTAATCATGAGTAGTAAAGCAGTAGCAGAAAAAGTAGAAGCAGGTCTTCCGTCTACAGAGATCCTCGAAGGAATGTTAGATCAGTTCGAGGGAGAAGGATTGGATTACGAAACGTCGGAGCTTAAGATTCCGTTTATTCGTGTGATCCAAGCGTTGTCGCCACAGATTAAAAAATCTGACTCAACTTTTATTCAGGGTGCGTCAATGGGCGACATGTTCAATACAGTGACCAATCAATACTGGTCAGGAGAAGAAGGGATTGTTGTTATTCCTTGTTATCAGGAAACAAAATACCTAAAGTTCGGGCCACGTAATGCAGGTGGTGGATTCTTGGGCGAACTTCCTAAAGACGACCCACAAATCACACAAGCTAAACGCGATGGCGGTAAGGAAATTCTGCCGGACGGTAACGAGCTAGTGAAATCTGACCAGCATTATTGTCTGATCCTTGATGACGAAGGCATACCTGGTTTTGGGATCATCGACATGAAGTCGACACAACTCAAGGTCAGCAGTCGTTGGAAGACAATGGCAACAATGTTGTCTGTCAAAACGAAAAGTGGTGAATTCAAACGTCCACCAATCTTTGGCACAAAATGGCGGGTAAAAACCGTCGAGGAATCCAATGACATGGGTTCTTGGTTTAACTACACCATCGAAAAAGATAGCTATGTAGACAGCATGGATCTTTTGACTGCGGCGGTGCAGTTTAGGCAGTCCATTCAGAGTGGTGCATCTAAAGCGGTTGCAGAGCAGATCGTCGAAGAGGAACAAAATAACGATAACGCACCCTTTTGATGGAGCGGGGGCTTCGGCCCCCGTATTTTTCTATGACGCAGATTGAACGGTTCATGACGGCGTTCGAGGGTTCGGACGTTGCTTATGGGCAGACACAAATTGGCGACACCCGACGCAACGGTAAGACCGAGGCAAAAAGCTTCGTGGTCCGAGATCCGTGGGATGCAGTCAAAGTGCAGGAGCACATTGAGGGCAAGATAGGCGTTGGCATGGTTCCGATTAACACGGACAACAAGTGTAAGTTTGGTGTCATTGACATCGACACGTATCCGATTGATCACGCACAACTATGCAAACGGTTAAAACAATTTAGTGTGCCTATGATTGTTTGTCGCTCCAAATCTGGAGGGGCTCACTTATATCTGTTTCTTGAGGAATGGATGCAGGCGTCTACTTTGCGTGAATATTTGTCAGAGATAGCCGCCGCAATGGGTCACGCTCAGTGTGAGATTTTTCCGAAGCAGGACAAGATTCTTGCGGAGCGTGGTGATGTTGGAAACTTTATCAACCTACCGTACTTTGATGCAGAAAACACAACTCGCTATGCGTTTGATTTGGATGGTAATGATCTTGAGCTTGATGCATTTCTTAATCTCGTAGAGTCCAATAGAGTCAGTCACTCGGATCTTGAAGCGATTAATTTTGGTTCGGATCGAGAGGACTTAAAAGACGGACCACCCTGCACTGAATTAATTGCACATCGCCAGATTCAAAGTGGTGAGCGCAACGATGTTGTATTTCATGCGGGGTGGCAGTTAAAGAACCAGTATCCAGATACTTGGAAGTCGGAGCTTGAAGAGTTTAACAGGCGTTACTGCGCCCAGCCCTTACCGGCCTCTGAGATCGTTTCGATACAAAGCCAACATGAGAAAAAAGATTACGGTCCGTCCTGCAAAAAAGAGCCGATGCGCTCGTACTGCAACATACAGGAGTGTAAACAGCGGAAGTTTGGCATCAGCACATCAAGCGTCATGCCGAAGCTTGGTGGCTTAACAATTTTGTTATCAGAGCCTCGATTGTACTTCTTGGATGTGGACGGCAGTCGACTGGAGCTTTCTGTTGAGCAACTGCAGGTTCCTTTGCAGTTTCAGCGTCAGTGCATGGAGCAGTTGAACTTCATGCCTCCGATTCCGAAGTCCGCGGACTGGCAGACGTTGGTCAATGGTTTGTTGTCCGATGCCACCACAGTCAGCGTACCAGAGGAACTGACCACGACCGGCCAGTTTAAAGAATTGGTCGAGACATATTGTGCCAGTCGGATACGTGCGATCACTCCAGAAGAACTGGAGCTTGGTAAGCCCTATACGGAAGAGGGTAAGACCTACTTCAAGATGCAGGGCTTAGAAGAATTCTGCCGTCAACGCGGGTTTACGAAGTTCAACAGAACACAAATGCAAGAGCGGTTGAAGGACATGAATGGTGGAGACGAGTGCCACAAAACATACCGTTATAAGACTGATCAGAATGAATGGAAAGGGGTCCGTGTGTGGTGGATACCTGAACTTATCAACGAGGAGTCCAAACTACCTGTAGAGGAAAACAATTATGAACCACCCTTCTAAACAATTATTGAAAATAACAGAGGTGGCTAAACTGCTTACGGTTTCACCTCGAACGATCCGTCGTTGGATGAAGGCGGAAGGTTTTCCAAAACCGATTGAGTTTAGTGGAAAAGCTCACAGGTGGTGGCTTGAGGATGTTGAGAATTGGGTCAATGATAGGAAATTTAGTGATGAGTGAAACATTAATCTTCGGGCCTCCGGGCACCGGCAAGACTTACACGCTGATTAATATTGTCAGAGAAGCGTTGGCCAATGGCACACCGCCAGACAAAATTGGCTTTGTGTCTTTTACCAAGAAGTCGATCAACGAAGCACGGGAACGCGCCGGTCGTGAACTTAACTTAGAGGAAAAGGACGTACCGTATTTCCGTACTCTTCACTCGATGGGATACCGTTGGTTAGGCTACAACTCCGACAACATGATCGGGGATGAGGATCTGCAACAGATCGGTTACGAAATGGGTATGCAGATAGATGGCCGCAATGTCCGCGATGACGATGGTCTGTTATTTAACAGCGCCAAGATCGGGAACCGGTATCTGGACATGATTGCTCGTGCAAGGCTTCGGATGATTCCTCTTGAGCGGGAATACAGAGAAGCTGCGGACTACGACATCCATTGGCAGTTGTTAGAAAAACTCGAAACTGTGTACACATTGTATAAACAAATGCATCAAAAATTTGACTTTGTTGACATGATTGACGGCATGGTTAAACAACAGACGGCACCAGCACTTGATCTATTGATTGTGGACGAGTGTCAGGATTTGACTCCACTTCAATGGGCCCAGGTTCAAGTCATGAAGAACAATGCGGAACGCATTTATTATGCGGGGGACGACGATCAGGCGATCTTCCGTTACCAGGGCGTGCGGATTGATGACATGATCAACATCTGTGAAGATAGGCAGATCTTAGGTCAGTCGTATCGTGTGCCGAGTTTTGTGCATGCCTTATCCGCTAAAATATCTCAAAAGATCGGTCACCGCCAACCAAAGGAGTGGTTGCCTACGGATCGACAGGGTGGGGTCTATAGGCATTTTCGTGTGGAGGACATTGATATGAGAAAGGGTTCTTGGACTATTATGTCTCGGACCAATATGGCTCTCCGAAATATTGCAGAGGAGTTTCGGCACGATGGAGTTTTATTCAGCCACAACGGCAGGCTCTCTTTTAATGAGAACAAGTTGCGGGCCATGCAACTCTGGTCGTTCCTTCAAGATGGACT